CGCCGCGACACGCCGCGACACGCCGCTACCTACGCACACTCCACCCACACACTTCCACATCCTCTCTACCACACACACACAGCCACACACACACGTACACACTCACGAATATCATACGCAAGACCCATTCCTCCCAGTCCATTCTCTTTCTACTACCTACCTAGATGTACGACATCACATCCTATACTCGTCGCAATGCACGACGGCTCGGTGTGCACGTTCAACCTTCGTCGATACCCACGAAAAAGATTGATGTGTTTCAAGGCCATACCAAAATTGCATCCGTTGGCGCCATCGGATACAGCGACTATCCCCATTACCTTCTCGAAAAAGGAAAAGCCTACGCCGATGAACGACGACGGCTCTACCATCTTCGACATCAGAAACAAACCATCGGAGAACGCATGGCCCGTCAACTCCTTTGGTAATCCGTCTCCATAGGGTCCAGTGTCGGAGGAGAGCCGTACAGCTCTATCACCTTCGTAGGACTCCAACGGTATCGTCCTGCTGGCAACGCCTTCACTTCTTCTTGCATCTTCTTACGCTCTTCTACCTTTTCCTTTGATTCCAACAACGGGAAAGGGCGAACCCACCAACTCGTAATCCATGCCCACATTTCTATTAGGTATTACCTTTTTATGTGGAGCTGCTCGGCGGGCGTCAACATAGCCCACCATTTGTCCACGTCCGCTTGCGTGATGCGCACGCCCTGAATCCACACCTCCATCCTATTCTGGAGTTCGAAAAACGACACCGCGGGTTTCTCTCTCCCGGCATTTAATTTCGAAAGCCAAGATAGAAATGACCCTTGCCGAAATCTTTCACGCCAACCGTCCCACGCTCAGCCTCGGCTCCATCCGCACCTACTGCTCGTTGATTTCCAATCTCGCGAAACAGATGAATCTCACGCTCGAGAAACCCGCTGATGTCATTCAGCATTACAAGGACATCCTGGAAGCCCTGAAGGACCTGCCCCCACGAACCCGAAAAACTCGACTGGCCGCATTGGTTGTGTTTATTGATAAACATGCCAATTCGGAACACGCCGTCGAGACGTTTCGCAAACAGATGTTGGAGGACATCAGCGTCGTCGATAAAGAGAATGACGAACAACAGATGACGGAAAGGCAAAAGGAGGGACTGATGTCCATGAAGGACATCAAGAGTCGATACAATCTATTAAAGAAGGAGGTTACGCCATTACTCAAACTTGAGACATTAGATAAGCGGCAGTTTCAACGGGTACAGTTGTATGTGTTGTTGTCTTGTCTTCTTTTGATTCCGCCACGTCGTTCACTCGACTGGACAGAGTTTAAGTTACGAAATACGACGGATGCCGATAATTACATGAAAATCCAAGACCGCAAGGCGTACCTGGTGTTCAACGTGTACAAGACTGCACGGAAATATGGTCAGCAACTTGTAGTCGTCCCACCCACCCTACGAACCCTTCTCACCAAATGGAAGAAGTTGAACCCACACGACTACTTGTTGATGAATGTCTCACAACAGAACAAAATTACTTCGGCGACCATCACGCAACTCCTGCATGAATTCTTCGAACGCCCCTTGAGTACCAGCATGCTCCGCCACATCTTCTTGACCGAAGAATACAAAGACATGCCTGCCATCAAAGAAATCAAACAGCGCGCCCATGACATGGGACACGACATGAGGACCGCTCTCACGAACTACGTGAAGAAGTCGTAACACGACGATAGTACTCGTCTATCCACGCCCGATGGGCCGTATCGATGATATGGAGTGCCTTGCGATAGGCCACCATATGGTCTTCCCATTCCTTTTCTTCGGCGGCGGACCGACGTGCCTGGCTTTGCTTGATGCGGGCTTCCGCGTATGCTTTTCGAAGGGCCAGGATTTCTTCGTGCGTAGAGAGGCTCATTATGCCAAGACCACAGATTTTCGTTCCACCGTCATGAGGGGCCGCGGCTTTTTAGGCAACTGAGGAACATGGGGAGCAGCAGAAACAGGAACAGCAGGCACTGCTGGTACAGCCGCAGCCTTCTTCTTTCGAATTGCAGCTGTTCCCACAGTCCCTGCAGGCGCTGCGGGGGCCACAGGAGCCGGAGCAACAACAGGTACATCGCGTAGCCTCCCCGTCTTCGCCTTCGGAGCCTCCTTGGGTATGTCTTTAGGTGCCTCTTTGGGTACATCCTTGGGGGTCTCACCCTTCCCCATCAGACCACGAACCTCCTCATACTCCTTGGATCCCTTCTTGGGCATGGACCATGAACCTTTTCCCTCATTCCATTTACGTAAAGCGATCAACCACGCGTTCGGTTTCTTATCTTTGATTTCAGCCATCTATACTATACCGGAAGGTTTTTATCTTTAAACTTTTACGAAGTAGGCAATACGGTTTTTAATAGAGTGGCAATTTTATTCATACGTTCTTCTGTTAATGTAATATACGTAGTCAATTGATTTTGGAGTGATCCGATCTGAATACGTTGTGATCCGATCGTAGACTGTTGATCGGCAATGGTGGCATCCTTGGCATCTTGTGCCGCTTTCTGATCGGCAGCATACATCGCAATGGGGTCGCTGAATCCTCGTGCTTTGGCTTGTTGCATCACTTTGGGAGTACGATAGGCGCCCGTCGAATCCAATTGGTCGGGGTCACAATAGAGATGCTCTTGACCCGCAAAATCGGTAGGGATATGACTGAATACTGGTTTGATGGTACGACGAAGTTCATCGGTATCCAAATGTGCTTGTCGATCATTTTGAGCCTTGAATGGATACTTGGTAGGATCACCTTGAACGACTTTCATAAGTACGGGAGTCATTTTCTTATATCGTAGATTTTAATTTGCTTTCAATAATACTGCGCACAACGAGTGAAGGTATTGACATACAGCTGGTCGTTGGTGTCCGTATTACAATTTCCGTTGTTATACACATAGACATCAAACCACCCTACCGCAGAAGTGTTAGAGGCATTAAACAATAGTTCAAAAGGGAAGGTTACATGATTATACGTGTTATTCGTGAAGGAATTGAACGTGAAATAGTAATACGTACCGTTATTTTGACTGTAAATCCGAACCACAGGATACGCCTGAGCCGAGCTCGTCACATAGTAGGAAAACTTGCCTCGTATTTCCACCGGTACATACGCATTGTAACGATAAAACGCATACGTGATGTTGTACCCTCCTCCCCACGCCGTGCTCGTGTTATTCAATAACACGTATGCGGTACTTTGTCCTAATTCGGTCAATCCCGTTGTGCCATTTATCGTCAGTGGGCGATTGTAATAATCCGATGCGTTGGGGATTCCATAGAAATGGGGCTGACCCCCAGTGGAATATTTGAGTGGAGCCGCACTCAACAGCGAATTAAAGAGACCAGTAGCGGTACCACCCCACGACGAGGTAGAAGGGTCATACAATACGTTATTTCCTGAACCATTGGCAGAAAATCCCGTATTTCCCGATACCATCAAATCAAACGAAATGTACTGCCCGCTCACCGCATAAAGAAAAATGTCAATCGCATTGGCGGAACCATTATAGACATACCCAATATCCATACAGCCCTGTGCGTTGGTATAATTGCCCCATACACTTCCCATCACCAAGGTGCCACCACGATTAATCACGGTGACGTCAATGCTGACGATATTATTATTAACCCATCCACCCAACGTACCTTTAATCGTAATGCCACCAAAGGAACTAGTCGAACTGGTTCCTTGTAAGGAAGCAATCTTGAGGAATCCTAATCTTGTCGTCGGGTCGTTCGGATAACTGTTTTGAAACGTACCATTGACCCATTCAAAACTTTGGAAGTTCGCCATCTGAATGGATTCGTATCCGTGAATGCCATATTGAGGGGAAATGTTTCCATTGAAGCCGACTAGATTAGAGGATTTGGAAATGTAAATCGCACTAGCTCCACCTCCCGATGCCTGAAGCATTAAATTGCCTGAATTGGTACGAATCACGGTATCTCCCGCTATCGCATTGGTACTCCAATTTCCGGAACCCGATGCCATTCCGATTTGAAAATCATCGGCATACGTACTATTTCCCAATGCGATAGAAGGATTGGAGGCTCCATAGACTTGTAAATTATTACTCAAACTTGTGGTTCCAATTCCTACATATCCACCCGATTCATACAGAATACTATTGGCTAATACATTACTACTGGACGCATAAGGAAGATATCCTGCGGATACCGAACCCGTGATGGGAACGGTGACATTCGGAAACATACACATCGTCCCCGTGGAGTCAATTCCCATCGTATAGGCAGGAGTTCCCGCACGATACGCAGGGAGGATATTGCCCGTGAATTGCGTATAGGACGCATACATATTGAACCCCGTGAAATACACACTTTGACCTGATGCCGTTCCTTGAAAATAAAAGACAACTTGACCCGTGTAGGTAACCGTTGCATTGGGTTGAAAATTAACCGTTGTGGTCGTTCCTGTGCTATTGGGTAAATAGACTCCTCCTCCAATTAACAATGAGCTGGTTCCTGCGGTATTGTATTGATAGACGGAAAAGAAGATACTGGAAACGGAATAGCAATTAAAGAAGTTGGCCTGGTACCATCCACCCGTTGTATAGACATACGAACCCAATGACATTGCCATAATCGGCGATGACGCATTCGTCAAGGTATAGGAACCCGACAAGGTGGAACCGCTTGGGACACTCGATGGCAATCCACTCGTGGTCAAATTGGAGGCTCCCTGACCCGTTGTGGATTGACTCGTAAGTAGCGAATTATTTAAATTGGTCTGATAGCCTTGGATGGTGGTCACCATATTATTAAACGTATTGGTTCCACTCCACGTGTTATTTAATGGTAATAGATTAACCGCATCACTCGTTAATACCAGTTGATTGGACGCATTTAATCCTAATGTATTAACGGCTGTACCTGAGGATAATCCTGTCATGGCAACGGTTCCCGATGCCGTCAATGTATTGGAAAAAGTATTGGTACCTGTCCAGGTATTATTGAGTGGAAGCAAGTTGGCGCTTGCGGAGCCAGTTGGCCCCACCGCACCCGTCATTCCTGTAGGTCCTAGTGGCCCTGTGGTACCGGTGGACCCTGTGCGACCCGTCATTCCTGTCGTTCCCGTTGACCCTGTGACACCCGTGGGGCCCGTTGGCGTGACAATGGGGATAACGCGACCCTTACCATCGACACCCAACGCATTCCAATATAGACCGGTTGGCCCTGTTAGCGAAGAAAGCCACAAGTTGCTCGTGATGAGGCCACCTGTGGAGCCAGTAGCCGTCAAGGTATTTCCATTGATGTTGATGGGACCAGTTGCGCCCGAATAAGGGACATAGGATGTTAGTTGAGAGGTCAGGTATCCTAATGGTACCGCATCCGAGGCTCCTGAGGGGCCCGTCGGCAACCCTGTTAAGACGTTTCCCGCCATTCCAATCGGCCCCCCCATCACGCCACCCGCCAATGGTAAATACACTCCTACGTCCGGAACGACTTGCTGCCCATTAATGTATACGGTTGTCGCATTGATGTTGCTCAGACCGTCGACGGTCAATGGATATTGTGGCTGGGTAATGCCGTCTAAAGACATTCTATTCATCATACGGAAATAAAAATCGAATCTCTGCACAGAATGCCCCGTGTACTACGTAATGGTGGAACCCTCCAAGAAGAAGCCGATGATGAATCCTGGGGCAACTGGTTCTCCAATCTGATTGGTGCCTTCACCAACAATGAACATCTTCCGAAACGATTCCGTTCCTTCATCAAATCCCATGGACGAGACGTCATCCATTCCCTGAACATGGTTCGTGCCCCCGTCGCCCGACCTGGTGTCTGGGCCATGGAATTGTTGACCGCTGGTCGCTGGGAAGAGTTCAAGAAGCGAGGTGGCATCGATGAAACCTATCACACCAGTCTCGTCATCAACGGCGACCTCGTCATCGAAAAACTCGATAAACTCGAAGCCCGTGTCGACTCGTCCCACGAACAAGGTGCAGAGTCCTTTGATGTTGATTTGAAAGGAAAACACCTTACGGTAGCAGAGTTCCTTGAACAAGGACGAAAACGAATGGGTGAGAAGTTCTATACCTACAGCGCATTAAATGGTAACAACTGTCAAGATTTTGTGATGTCCATGGTTTCCGCCAATGGACTCATGACCGATGCGGGTCACCGTTTTATCAAACAAGAGCTCGATAAACTCATTCATGAATTACCGACGACCACCAAGGTTGCCGCCCAATTCATCACCGACGAAGCCCGTCATGCAGGTAACATCAAAGAAGAACTATTGAACAAGCGAGGTGGAGTTCGTCACCGTATGGAACACGGACTCCAACGGCGCATGGGTTAACGACGAGGGATTCGGCCTTCTTTACGTAGCTCCGATAGCTGAACCGCTGTCTGTTGACGTTCCGCCATCGCATGCGATAGTGGATGATGGCTCAGGGGACGGCCATGGACAAAGACTTTGAATCCTGCGCCTGATTTTTGCAGGGTGTACGGCATCTACCTGATTCATGAGATTTTAAAATCGCATGAATGTTGTAGAGAGATAGTAGAAATGGATACCCTTGCTACCATCAAAACCTTCCATCTGCCGAGTGACGAAGACATCATGGTCTCCATGCGCCGATGGCATACCTTACAGCATCAATTGAATGGCTATCCCATCTGTAAAGTCGAATTGGTTAATGGCAAAACTTCTTCTTCTTTGCGTATCCATGATGGAGCATGGCAAACGAATGCTCTTCCGATGGTTCCAGATGAACCGGACCACCGTGCGCCATCATGTTCAGACGGTCCAGATTCGAAATCGGAAGAGAACTGACATGACCACCGAGGGCATACGCCGACTCGTAATGTCCATCCATGAAATGCGGATGATGCATCTTTCCACCACGTTTCTTCATTTCCGCATATTCGGCCACGGCTTCCTTGACCTTCTCCACCGACAGGTCATGCTTCTCGGCGAGCTCAGGATGAGCCTTGATTAAATTAATCAATTGAGCAGGCGTGTTAATCACCATCTTCTTGACTCCTGCCGGAACCATCATGCCACCATCGGCCTTGCAGACCACACGGCCACCACGAGCATACAATGAATTGAGCTTATTGGCCAACACCGGGCCCACCACGGGAACCGCATTGCCTACCGCAGAGGTCACAAACTTCGCGCCTGCCTTGAGCGTGTCCACCGCTACATCCTTGATGAAAGAACCTACCGCACCCATTATTCTACTGGTCTATAGAAAAAAAACACATCGATATCGTTATGGACGTGTTTTTTTCGATTAAAAGTTCATAGAAGAAGTTCGTAGGAAAATTATCGAACGATTTCGACACTTCCTGTCGAATCAACAAGAAGTTGGAAGTCTGCGATAAAAATGAAGTACAAGGTGGAGGCGACCGTTGCCACACCACCCGTGGTTCCTGCCAAGTTGACCTGGATGTTGGCGATGGAGCACGGGCTTCCTTGGAAGGCCAGACCCTCGTTGATTCGTTGGGCAGAGGCACCTGCGGCGAATTGGGTCGTCAGGTACGGGCCACCAAAATAGTTGGCTGAAATGTTGGCGGAGACGACGCTGGCGGAGGTGGCCACAATCGGGTCGGTGATGGAAGCATCGAAGATACGACCAAATGACTTCTGAAGTTCCGCAAAGAACAAGGCAGGAGCCAAAGTTGAATCCAGGGCCAACGACGAAATCAATCGACCATCCAATGACACTTGGTACTGGTTGATGTTATTGGAGAGCGAACCGGACTGGTTCGACACCGTAGACAAGTTGGCGGTCACGTATTGTGCGGAGACGACACCACGAAGGGAGGAGACGTTGATGCCGTAGTTCAAGTTGGCCGTTCCTGCGCCCGCCAATGGGAGAGTCACAGAGGCGAAGTTGGTGTACGAATAGACGTACTTGGCGCCCGCCATCATGTCATGGCGAACCTTCTGGACGAAGGCCTCCTCAGGCATGACCTTGTCGTACACGAGCTGAACGTTGGAAAATGCGGCGGATGTCCAAGCCGGGTCGGTACTACCAGGGGCCGACGTGTCCCAGTACATCAAACCCACGCTGGTTTGCCAGTCAATCTGGACTTGCAATGTTCCATTGATCAGGTACAATGGCATGGCTTGCTGGCTTCCAAGAAGACCAAGAAGAGGAACACAGAAGGTCAAGAGAGGGCTGTTGACGTTGGCCGCATCCGTTGGGCCGTTAAACACAACACCTGCACCCAACATCAAAGTAGCATCGTGGGACAACCAGTCGTTTGATGTGGAATGTGTAAGAAGAGTGTCGTACAGGGCCCAGGCGTTTTGCTGGTTGTCGATTTGTACCGAGTTGGCATAGGTTGAAATACGGTTGATACAAGCTGTCGCCGCCTGAGCCGCACCCTTAAACGACCAGGTGTACGCCTTGGTGCCGGTACCCGTGAATTGTACCGTGAAGCGCAAGTAAGGATTCATCATGATTCCCGCACTGGCGCCGCAGGGGATCTGAATGACCGAAGAGCCCGCCGCCGCCTGGGTACCCGACAACGAAGGAACGTTGACGGTTTGAATCGAGCATGGAATCGGCTTGGCCGCCTTACAACTGCGAAATGCCTCCGGAATGGAGTCAAAGGACGCAGGTAAAATATAGTGGGTATCTGAACCAACGGTGTGAAGCGACATTTGTTCTACTAGTGCTTACAGAAAAAAAAACGCTCAACCTCGTTGAAATCTCGACTTATGTTTTTTGTCCTGGGCAAACTTTTCAATCTTGATGGGCTCACGATGCCGGACGGGTTCAGGCTGGATGGGCTGTTGCGGTACCAATAAAACTTGTTCGGGGGGAGCGATGTTCTGAACGTTTCCCCTCGTAAAATGGCAATGGTTTCGGGCATGCATTCTATTGAATGATTTGCTTTATTATCGTTGGAACTCTTCATCGATTTTTTCCACTTCCAAACTGACCAAGCATTGAAACGAGGTGGGCAGGGCGCCGTTGGACAAGCTACTCAATTGGACTACCGTAAGAAGGAGTTGACCCGACAACACCTGGTCCTTCAGATGGTATTCTTTGTTCGACACATCCAACTGGAGATAGCCCGCCGATGTGTTTGCCGTAGGCGCACCCGTCATGAAGGTCAAATAGCGCTGAGGCGAATAGGGAAAATACAGATTGTCGGATTGGACCTGTAAGACACGACCAATGGTCGTTGCATCCTGGTATTGAACTCCTAATACCCTGATACAGCACTTGCCCGTTATCGGGACGGCAAAATACGTACCGTTGTTAGCATTATTAATCAAGACCTGGACCAATACCATTACTGATTAGTACGTAGATTTTTTATCTTCCGGAAGGGGTAAGGTAATTCCTTTCTTCTTCAAGAATCGCTCGACTCCACCCGCATACTTCTTATTCACGACCATTTCGCCTGGCATCACGATGGTTTTCCCTAACTGGGACCTCTTGTGGGTGGGTTCGCCAGTAATCGGCCCATGATAGTCGTTCATTACCCCGCTTTTCATCACGGGCACCGGAACGACCAAACTGCCGTACTCCAGGAGGCTCGAAATCGTATCCTCGTGTTTGTCCTTTATCTTCGGACTGTCCTTTATCATCCCCCCTGCGGACAGATTCCGTGGACGCTTGTTGAACAGGTTGACGAACTTTCCGCTCGGCGTCTGGTAAAACATCCTGCTCTACCTCCGGTTTTTCTAGTCCCTCAGGCGTGACCCCTCCATTTGTTAATTTCTGTTTATAGAAGGATAACCGGTTCAGCATCCGCTGGCGTTCTTCCATTAAGCGTTTCATTCCTTCTTCATCCACGAGATGCAGCGGTGTCATCAGGTTGTTGCTGGTCGACGTTAGAATCGATTCATAGTCTGGACGAAGGACTTCTCGTAAAATAAACGAGAATGACCAGTTGATATTCTGTAAATTAATCACATTACTGGAAATATTTGTCGTCAGAGTGAAATTAATCGAGGAGATGATGGGGTCCAACAGGAAAATCGGTTCCGTATTCTGAAAGTAGTTAATCCAACTCGACTGTTGCGTGGTAATGGGAATCTTCACCACAATGGTACTGACGGTATCCTGCGTCGTGATGAACTCACGGCTACGTTGTTGTTTCAAGTTCGAATGGACCAAGAGATAGTTGATGGGGTTCAGCACACAGGGTTGCGTACTGGTCGCTGTGGTTCCATTCGCATAAAACGTAATGGGCGTGGGGGAGCTGGTATTAATACCAAAATATCCTGCTGCATAGTAATACCCTGTTCCTTGTGACGTGAAATTGATGGCGATAAAACTCGAGGTATACGTCGCATTCGTGAATCCATACGTGATGAAACCCGTCGCTGGATTGTACGTTGTGGTAAACACTGGTGTACCATTCAATCCTTGAACAATCCATAACGACGACAAAGCTGTATTCAGCGCCGTGATGATGCTGTAGGCGGTATAGTTTCCTTGAGGGATTTGCAACTGGAGGTTGGGCTTCGTGGTCGTTCCATCAAATAAGGTACAGGTAAGCGGTACATACGTGAGCGCCGTATTGTAATAATTCGCAAACTGATAGAACGTAAACGGTACTTGGATGGACGTGAAATATAATTGGAACACGCCTTTCTTGGCCATCAGCGAGATGACTTGTGACGTGTTAAACGTTGGGCTTTCATTGGTTCCTGCAGAACGCTGTGAAGAATCCACGTTGAAGGGATAGGACATTACCTCAACGAGGTTCGAGTTGTTCGACATCTTACTGTATCACTAGATTTTTCAATCCCTCTATCGGTACACCTTCTTGTACTGGTTCTTCTAAGGGTTTGAATTCGCTATGAAGGATAATGGGCTCGTAGGGCTCGACTCCTCGGATGCCTTCAATTTCCTCGTCGGTTTTCAATAGATTGGTGGGGTGAAGTGCCTCACGAATCTGTGGAAGGGTTGCCCCTCGAAGAACGCGGAGATTGAGTGCCATGTTTCTAGGGTGAACTCAGATTAAAAAATCGACATGCCGCGCTGGGCGTAGGGATTGCTCATCCGCTGCAGGCGCTCATCGATTTCTCGTAAGGCTTGGGCTCGTTTGTGGACCTTTCGAACGTATTTGCTAATCTTGGCATCTTCGGAGGAATCCGAATCGGTCGAATCGCCGTACTCGCTGGTCTCGCTGGTCTCGCTCATGTATCGAGCACGAGGACGGGTTGGCGCCTTCTTGGCACGGGACTTTCGTGGGACCGGCTCCTCTTCTTCCGAGGTTTCCGAGGGTTCGACCTCCTCGACCTCCGGTTCGGGCATGACCACCTCGTTTTCGGGAATCGGTTTGGGCTTGCGTGTGTATTTTCGTCTCGGTTTCACCTGAACCGCAATCTTGTCGGCAGGAATGACCGGTTTTCCCTCTGCATCTAGTTCCGCTTTCTTCTTTCCTTTTGTTTTCATCACTTTCGTGGGCGCTGCTGCGATGAGTGTGGGTTCCACGGGTTTATCCACCAGGTAGACCTCTCCTTCGACTGCGGGCTTTCGTGGCATCTACCGTAGGGGAACATTTTATATCGGTTCACTATAGAATGCAAGCCCACGCCAGCGAACTGACAAAGGTACTGTGTCCGCTGGATTCCCAGAAGTGTACGGATAAGAAAGCACCGTTTCCTTCCAAGCCTTTCAATTACTGCATCTGCGCCAAGAAGGGCCAAGGGAAAAGCACACTGCTCATGAATCTGCTCATGAAGAAGGAATCACCGTTGCATAAGGCGTTTGACCTGATTTTCCTGGTGTCTCCGACGGCCATGGGCGACGACAAGATGAAACCGTTGGTCGAAGACATCGGACCACAGTACTATGATACGCTGAACAATGAAGTCCTTGCAGAAATCATGGAACAAATCGAGGCCCATACGGAGAAGCTGCAAAAGAAGAAGAGGAAGCGCATCCCTCATTACTGTCTCATCATGGACGATTGCCTCCACATGTTGCGCGGTAAACAGTCGTCCTTGGTGGCCAAGTTCGCCACGACCAATCGTCATCTCAAGCTGACCAACATCTGGCTGGTCCAGAAATGGAACACCTATCTCCATCCCCTGATTCGCTCCAACTTGGATTGCATTTCGTTCTTCCATACGGAGAACCGTGCAGAACTCGAATCCTTTATCAAGGAAATCGGTACCGATGAAGAGAAATTGATGAAACTCTATGACTACGCCACTGCCGAGCCCTATTCCTTTCTTCATATCAATATGTATTCTCAACCCATACGGTACTACAAGCGATTCGACCAAATCGACTATCGGCCAAAAAATAATCTACAGGAAGAGTAGAAACCATGGTAGGTCCGAAGAAAACACTCGGTTCCCATCCAGAAATCAATACGTTCTATGATGACGTCGCGGGCCTCAAGCGAGGCGGTCGTCGCAAGGCACGAAAGGTCAAGCGGTCCGAATCGGTCAATCAAAATGTGAATACCTTGCACGTTCATCTGGATTCAAAGAAGGCAGGCGGCAAGAAGACGTACTACGAACGTTCTACCAACGTCAAGCGATTGATGGACCCCAAGCAATCCTTTGCTGCACCCGCCCATGTGAGTCAGCCTTCTTATTTTGCTGTCGCCCCTGGAGTCGGGAACTACGAGACGCGGAATGCCAGGCCATTGGGTGTCGACGAGGCCCATCCGGGCCATTACATGAAACAAGCAGAAGTCGGTGACCCTCGTTCCGTCCTGTGGTCTGTGGATACCAATCGATATGGTCTGGCTCCTGTCGATTCCGCCGCCAAGCGTGTCCAGGTGACTCCCAGTGACCGAAAGGGTGGCATGTTCTATAATAATCCTGCACACGATATCATGGGTGAGAACAACTATTCCGACGAGGCCATGCGGAAACGCGCGGTGGTCGAGATGGCGGTGGCACAACACAAGGCCGTATCGGAAGAATTTGCATCCATGGATGGGAAAGCACCCATGACGGATTATTCTCATCGTGTTACCGGTGCGCAAGGCAATTTGCCTGAACCTCGTTCCGCTCAGGATTCCGCACCGCGTGCCCTTTCGCAATCCGGTGGACAGTTCTTTCCCCAAGGAGGCCTGTTGCCGCCTTCCCGTGAAGATACACAGAAACGAGAGGCCAGGTCCGACCTTCATTGGTCCAGCCTGCCCGTGGGAAGCACCTTTCGAGGCAAATCGGGTAACATCTTTGTGGTGAAACACGGTGAGGCCGGTCAGAAAACCTATAAACCGGCCATGGCCCATGAGCACATGGAAGCCCAAGCCGCCCAGGCTGCCGGCAGCGAACAGTCGTTGCGTCGAGGGGGTCATCCTGTACGTAACCCGGTACATGGACATCACTCAGTGTTCTGAAATAATTTCGAACTCCTTGACTAGAAACCATGAGTGCACTTGATTCGCTTGCGATTTCGAGCGCTTCCTCCGCAGTGGCATCGGCTGCGTCGTCTTCCGCTGCACCTGCTGCACCTGCTGCCGCTTCCAAGCCCTTCTTGATTCTGTGCGGTAAGCCGATGACCGCCGCCGACCAAGCCATCTTTGCAGAATTTGGCACCATCGCGTCCTGGAGCCAGAAATACGTCAACATGCCCCTTAATCAGATTACACCCTTCGATTACCTACTGTGCGACATGAATTCCAAGAGCATGCGACTGACCCTCGGACGCACCGACCTGTCTCAATATCAAGTCGTGCACTACGTCTCCCAATTGCAGAAGATGGAAGACTTCGTAGAACAGGTCAAAGGAAACATCCTGACCAGCATCCCTTCCCACGCCGTCAACAAGGCCGATTTCGATTCCATGTTGGTCAATGAGAAGTTGATGTCTCCGTCCACCGTGAAGACGATTCTGAAGTGGGTGAAGACCTGTCTGGGAAAATAGTGAGGTGGTTGTGTCAAAGTGGACTGGATTCCCTCAAGAGTTATCTCGTCACCTCCTTCCTGTCCGGTCTGCACTTCAGTCCCTTCGTAATCTCTGCGCTTCTATTAGTTGCATGACCGACGTACTCGTAGACCAGTTTGTCACAATCACCTTCGCCATTTACATCCTCTATCTCTTTTCATCCTTGCTATGAATAATTTCCTATGCATAAGTAAGAATGGGCAACGTCTTCAAGCGCATGGACGACGAGAAGCGCGACCGCGGCATCGTCGAGTTCCGTGAGAAGTTACAGCACGCGGGAATCCCGCCTCCGACGGCCTCCACCGACCATGTTCCTGATGTAGAAAACAACGACCAGGCTCGATGGTACTGGTTCGTCGCCACCAATACCCTCCCCCACGCTACGCTCCTGAAGTTGGCCAAGCAGCCGTTTCACATCGGCACCCGACCGCCCTTCAGCTACATTGAGCGCAAGAACATGTCCCTGATTGCCGGCGACAACCCGTTTACGTGGACGCAATCCGAGGCCGAAAACCGCATCCTGAACTTTGCAGGCAGCCACACAGGGGGCCTAAAGCGCGGGGGTCGCATGGCGCACCATCATGCTCATCATCGATTCGGCTGCTGAATCGTTTCAAGGCGAGTGCGTTGCTGATAGAAGTGAACCATGCGGCTCTTCTGTTTCGACGTGTAGCCCTCGATGATTTCCTCAGGTGTGCGATTCGACTGAATCCAATAGAAGGGACTGTAGGCGACCGTCAGTTCCTCACCAGGTTGCACGTCCTTCATGGTCGTGATGGATACCAGGTAGCTCCCTTTCGTATAGACACAATTGTTACATTTCTGTTCGGCATGCAAATATCGCCATACTTCTTCAAACGAACCGTCTTTCAATCGGTCGGTATGAGGATACCCATCATTCATGAAGTGACCCAAATAGCCAGCGACCTGCTTATTTGGATTACCCACATATGCCAGTTTACGATGTCCCACATCAAAACGGTACATTTTCATATCGGGCATCTGGTCTCCATAGGTAAAGAAGGAACCAGGCGGGCCGGGAGCAGGTTCATTGCGATTGATGACGGCGTGCATCGGGTACAGGGTGACCGCCTTGCCCTTCGGGATAAACCGTGTGGCAAACAGGCCTTTTCCGTGAATCCCGCTGTCTCGTACTTCTACAGGATGGTCCATTTCGATGGGCAAGTCCACCATGCGTATCAGGCATTTGACGCCAACCGCTGGGAACATGACCTCGACCATCTTGTCGAGTTTGGAAACGTATTCATTCATTCTATCTTCTCTGTTCATTTTAAACTACGCTTCCATCTCTTTAAGCAGGCAGCGAGTACCGCAGGAACAGGGTG